ATTGCCTACGGCACCTCCGCCGGCAGTGCCGGCTACTGGTTTTTGCAGTGGTTGGATCAGGTCAGGCCATCACAGTGGGCTGCGATTGGTGTGCTGGGAAGTCTGCTTCTGGGGCTTCTGACTTATCTGACGAATCTGTATTTCAAAATAAGAGAAGACAAGCGTAAGGCTGCACGGGGAGAGTAAATAATGAAGCATGAAGAAATGAATCAGCGATTCAATCACCTGGAAAATGAAATCACTGAGCTTAATAAAAAATTGTCGGCGTTGGTGAGTTCTGAAGATGAAAACAAACGCCGCGATGAGCATTATGCGGCGATTTACGATTACTGCCACAAAGTCGCTCACGAGACTTTTATGAAGTTTTTGCAGGAAAAGTTTTTACCGGCCGCATTGTCAGAAAAAGAGGCGGCTTACCTGCGGCCTGAGTACGTCATTACGGTTAACAGTGCCGGAGAGGAAGAGCATAAAAGTGATTTTATTGCGTCTGCACCGGATAAAGACCAGGAACCCCATCGGCCTTTCAGGGTTTCCTGTGAAGAGGGTGAGTTCGTCGTTTATGAGAACGGAAAACCTGTCCGGGCATCGCATCATCACTGCCTGAAAATTATTAATCTCGCTATCAGATGCCTGAAAGACGAAAACACCAGAGTTATGAAACGCATTGGCCGTTGCATGGGGTATTTGCAGGTGGCGGCAGAGATTGAAGCACTTGCCAGTGGTGCAGACATGGATGCTGCGGTGCGGGAGGCTCTTCTTCGTGATTTCAATACTCCCCCTTTAAGAAAGAGCCTGATGACTGGATCCAGCCGGGGCTGACTTATCTTAAAAGGCGTATATAAGTTGGCTCGTTATTTGTTGCCGATAAATCCTGATAAATATCCATGAGCGCAAAAATCAAATACGGCCTGTCGGCTGCTGTTCTGGCGCTGATTGCCGCAGGCGCGTCTGCTCCCCAGATACTTGACCAGTTTCTGAACGAAAAAGAGGGTAATCACACAACGGCATACCGTGATGGTTCTGGCATATGGACCATCTGTCGTGGTGCCACAATGGTGGATGGTAAGCCTGTCATACCGGGAATGAAGCTGTCGAAGGAAAAATGTGACCAGGTTAACGCTATTGAACGTGATAAGGCGCTGGCATGGGTGGAGCGCAATATTAAAGTACCTCTGACCGAACCCCAGAAAGCGGGTATAGCGTCATTTTGCCCCTATAACATTGGCCCCGGTAAGTGTTTCCCGTCGACGTTTTATAAGCGGCTGAATGCCGGTGATCGTAAGGGCGCATGCGAGGCGATTCGCTGGTGGATAAAAGATGTTGGGCGCGATTGCCGCATACGTTCAAATAACTGCTATGGACAGGTTATTCGTCGTGACCAGGAAAGCGCATTAGCCTGTTGGGGGATAGATCAATGAGCAGAGTCACCGCGATTATCTCCGCTCTGGTTATCTGCATCATCGTCTGCCTGTCATGGGCTGTTAATCATTACCGTGATAACGCCATTACCTACAAAGAGCAGCGCGACAAAAACGCCGGAGAACTGAAGCTGGCGAACGCAACCATTACTGACATGCAGCAGCGCCAGCGTGATGCTGATGCACTCGATGCTAAATACACGAAGGAGTTAGCTGATGCGAAAGCTGAAAATGATGCTCTTCGGCGCAAGCTTGATAATGGTGGTCGGGTGCTCGTCAAAGGAAAATGCCCTGTGCCATCCTCAGCCGAAACCTCCAGCGCCTCCGGCATGGGCAATGATGCCACCGTCGAACTCTCTCCAGTTGCTGGACGAAACGTTCTCGGTATCCGGGACGGGTGAGGTAGCCTGAGTTTAACGGACACTCCTTCCTGAAATAGAATGGCATCAGAAGGA